AGATCCACCCGAAGTTCCGCTTGTTCCTGCTGCACCAGATCCACCCGAAGTTCCGCTTGTTCCTGCTGCACCAGATCCACCCGAAGTTCCGCTTGTTCCTGCTGCACCAGATCCACCCGAAGTTCCGCTTGTTCCTGCTGCACCAGATCCACCCGAAGTTCCGGAGGTGCCAGATGTTCCACCACCTCCACCTCCACCGGATAAATATGGCAAACTATTCCAAGACCCTGTACCATTACCTATTTTCAGTTTTCCGGTATCAAGCTCAAATCCGGCTTCGCCTGGATATAATGTCGGATTTACTGCCGCCCAATTTGAAGCAGTATCTCTTTTTAGCTGAATTCTAGAAATTCTGATTGTTGCCATTTTCTATAAATATTACGTAGACCCAGCATCTCCACCGTCCAGTACAATATCTATCACGTTACCTCCTCCACCACCTCCACCCCCACCGCCACCTCCACCTCCACCACCTCCACCGCCCCCACCTATTACAACGGTAAAAGGAATGTCGCTGGATACTATACCTACCGGATCTACGAATATTTTTGTTTTTAATGGCATAAATCTTTTATTATAAGCAAAAGTATATGAGTTTGAGCCATATGCCAGCCTATTTTGAGCATCATATAGTTCCATTTCTATTTCATATAGTTCATTGGGCACTTTTACAGGTAATGGTATTTTTACGCTAAAACTATCAATAGAATAATCTATATTTTGATATGGTTGTATAGAAATATCGGATATGTTCCATTCGCCCTGACTTGGTGCAAGAAGTATAGTGCCAAATGACTCTTGTTCATTGAAAAATGTCTTTTCGTATGCTTCATTAGCGCCAAAGTTGTATGAACTGTCTATATATCCAATCATTTTTTTATTTGTTCCACTTATATAATAAGTATATAATTTAGCGTCATTTGAGTTGTTAGCACCCGCTTTTACTTTCATACTGAACTTATATAAAGTATTTTGACGCAATCTGATAGGATTACTGTCATGAACCCTACCGTTTATTAGGTTCTCTTGTGAAGCACTGTAGTTTGATATATATGGAATGTTATTTATACCAAGGTACGACGATGTTGGATATATATCATAGTTTATAAATGCATCTGTATTCGCATACCAATATGAGTTATTCAGTAAGTTAGGTCCATAATATGTAAAGTCAGTTGAACCTGAAAATGTATTATCCTTGAATATTACATAATCACTCAATGAACTATTATCCGCGTGGCTTATTCTGGCACCGTTTATAAGCACTTCGTTACTTTGAGTAAAAACACAGCCGCCCTTTATAAACCAATGCTTTTGTACATGTGCGTTATTATAAAAATATGATGTATTATCATACAATCCATTATCAAACTTTTTTGAACGTATAACGTGCTCTGCTTCAATCTTACCTTCGGCCAGCAATGTTTTTGATATTGGCGTGTTTAAACTTCTCCCATATATCTTGTAGTATGACAAATCGCCGCACAATGTTCTTGCATTATTGCATTCAATATTTAACGCGGACACAAAGTATGTAGAACCTGAAGGGTCTGCTCTTGGCAAATATACAGGTATTTGTTTATGAAATATTTCATATTGACCATCGGACAAACTTAATACATAAAAATTTTTCTTATGAAATACAGTTTGCTTGGCGGCATCATCTATTACTGTATATCCCTTCAACTGAACAAGATTGTTTTTGGCGTATGGTGAATCTTCGTTTGTTGAGTTGATAAGTTCAGATACGGTCGCAAATGGTATATCAAGCAGCAATGAAGTTTCATTTACTACTCGTTTTATTTTTGCGATAAAATCTGTATTCAATATGCCTTGATACTCTACTCTATTATCGCCAAAGTTTGTGTATGTAAACTTTGTTACGGTTGGATTTTTCAGGCGTATATTTTCGCCTTCCATACTGGCACTAAACTTGTTTCCAGATTTCCAGTATAGTTGATATGATGCATCTTCAAACTGATAATCATAATCTCCGTTTGCATTGTTTTTTGGACTTAGTGCAATTGACGAAAATGTGCCAGAAGATAAGCTATATGAACTCGTTGGATATAATGGCAGTGAATATATTTCTGATTTTGTTCTGATATATGGCGACGTAAAAAATCTTACTTCAGAATCAGTTTTTTTGCTAGTGTCTATCAATAAGTTTCTGGTCCATATAACTTCACCGGTTTCTAGCTTCTTATCTTCGGATGGAGCACTTGTTAGTGGCAATCTTTGGTTTTTATTTATCTTGTATCCAACATTATTATAATACGCAACAAGACCTGTATATCCTTCTAAATTTAGCCCAAGAGCACGTATTTCTATTTTTCCTGTGCCGTTGATTGTTTCTTCTGGAACATTTACATAGTATAATTGACCTGTGAGCGTTTGTTCAGAAAACGCAGAATTGGTTGGTTGAATTATTCCTGAAGGCAGAATATTGCCTTGGGTGTCATATACTCTTACCGTAATAGGAGTATTAGGTATAACATACGGCGTTGTATTTACCGTAAACGAATTCTTGCCCGCTTTTAGTACATCACTAAAGTTAGTTAGAAAAAAGTAGGTATTAGAGTTGTAATCTACGTCAAATAGTTGTTCCATAGGTTTTTATAGTTCCTATGGTTATAAATATATATCAGACGGTATTATCTATCTTACTGAACCCGTTTTCCTTCTTTATCTCCAGTTGCTTATCTACCATGTCTCGCATAGCGTCAAGATGGCTTATTATAATGATAAAATCAAAGTTTCGCTTTAGATAATCAAATAATGCGTGTAGCATAGGTATATTATGACCATCTAATGCTGAAAAACCTTCATCTACAACAAGATAGTTTGGTCTTGGTAGATTACTCACGTTGATTAGAGCAACTCTAAGTGCCAATCCCGATATGAACTTTTCCATACCTGAACATAGTTCAAGCGGCCATTTTTTATCTTCATACTTGATATATACATTCACATTCTTGCCGTCTGTTTCTATGCTTACACTAAACTCGACAATATGAGATAGTATGTTATTTACTTCTTGTTCAATCTTTGGTATGGCGTCGGATATTATTTGATATGGCACGCCATCCTTGCCAACGGCAGAAATATAATATTGATATGCGGAAAGATCATCTTCGTATTGTTGTATTGTCAATAGTTGTTTTTCTGATTCTTTGAGTTGATCGACCGCAGATACTTTCTTGCTATACGCATCCATATGCTCTTTTTCTATGTTTTTGAGCTTAGATGATATGTTTGACGCTTTGATTTTTAGCTCATTGACAATATCTTCTATCGCCTTGTTGCTTTCTACAATCTCTTTTGACTTTTCATATAGTTCAATTTGATCTTGTAGTTCTTTGATGCGAGCATCATTTCTTTCAACACCGGACTTTAGATTTGTTTTTTCAAGTTCTTTCTTGGAAATAAAAGCAGTAAGCGTGTTGAGTATTTCTTTTAGTTTCACGCTTTCTTCATACTTTGATACATACTCGGCATATGCTTCCATTTCTGTTTTGATGTTTGATAATGCGTCGGATAGTTCCTTGGCTTCTGTTCTATCGGCAGCAAGGCTTTCTCTGGTTGATATAGCATCTTTTACAAAGATATTATCGCAGCAGTATTTACAGTTGGGGTCATATTCGTGTTTATCAAGATGAGCCAACTTCTTCAGCTTTTCAGACACAATCGTTTTGAGTTTATCCATCTCGGTTTCAATACGCTGCTTGGTTCTGCTTAGTGTCTGATACTTGTCATGCTTTTCTTTGAGATCGTCTGGAAACTCTTTTAGCTTGTTGGCGGCGTCAACATATATTGGCTTTTTGGCTGATACTTCAATATCAATCTTTTCAATATTTTCATTTGCCAGCTTGTTTTTTGATACAAGATTATCTCGCTCACGAACAATAGGCATTATGTTTGTAGGAACATTTTCAAGTTTTACAATAGTAGCTTTTTTAGCGTCTATTTCGGCATCAACTTCATTCTTGAACGCCGCTTGTGTTTCTTTTTGTGCGTTCAAGTCATTGATTTTAGAGTCAAGCAGTTCTATATCATTGCTGGTTTGGCTTATTTTCTTCAGCCCATTTTCTTTGTTGAACAACTTGACCGCACCAGACAGTTCCTTGGTTTTGTCTGCGGCAAGAGAAGCTAGTTTATCAAACAAGTTTAGACCAATAAACTGAGACAATAGTTCTTTGCGTTCTGTTTGTCCCATATCAATAAACGAGCCTTGATTGCCTTGTAGAGCAAGTGTAGTCAATACAAAATCATCATAGTCGCCAAGATAATCACGTATGATTTCATTGGTGCTGCGGCGAGCTTCGCTGTTGAGGCTTACTTTTTCATCGCCGTTTAGCTTGTAAAAGTTTACATCAACTTTGACATTGTTCTTTTTGTCTCGCTTGCCTTCACGTTCAATAACGTAATGAACATTGTTTATCTCAAATGTGAACTTGCCACTAAAACTCATCTTTTGCGAGTTCATTACGTGCGTGGCCTTGAATGCTCGTGCACTCTTGTCAAACACCGTAAAGCACAACGCATCCATCAATGAACTTTTGCCGCTGGCATTTGCCGCAAATAGTCCATATACATCCTCAAGCTTTGTAAAATCAAGAATGTTCTTTTCGCCATAACTAAACATATTGCTGAACTCAAACTTGACTGGCTTCCAGCGAATGTTTCTGGATGTATCATCCTTGCTTAGTCCAGTATTTAGTTCCTTGTTGATTTTACAGACGGTGTCAATAGTTTCATCGTCCATAACATCCACAAACTTCTTTCGCAGATAATCCGTGATGATTTTGTTCTGATAATCAATATTGCCGATTTGATTTAGATTTGATATGTTTTGTGCTTGAGCAACCTTGGTGGCACCATCTGTATCTACTCTTACATATATCAAGTCGGTGATTTCATATGTTTTGCGTAGTTCATTGATTACCTTCTTTACTTCTGTCGCAACACTTTCCTTACAACGCACACGTAGTTTTGGCTTACGTGGCATTGTGGTTATGTCAGTAATCAGTTTGCCGTCATCAACATCTATCGTAAAATACCCATAGTCGTTTGGTATTTCAACATGAGAATATGTTCTTTGCTTGATGTTCCATAGCGATAGTCCGTGTCCAAGCAATGCTTCGCCGTGGTTCTGCTGGATAAGAGACCCCGCATAACGTATAATAGGTTTTTCATTAGTTTCATCATATTGCTGTAAATCTTGAGCCATATGAATATCACCAAGCATGGCAATATCGTGCCCATCAAATAGTTCGTTGGTTATTGTTTTATCCGAGACCGCATATCCTATATCTGTGCGAGCATTTAGTACTCCGCCGTGATATAAAGCGATTTTTGTATCAAAACTGGTCTTTATCTTTTTGGTTACATTCTTGAGCTTGATGTATTTGGTAACGTCGTCAAATACACTCATATTATTGATGAGCAAATTTGCGGCACCATACAAGCCGGTATTCTTTAGATAAAAAAGTTTATTGTGCTTTAGATTATCAACGATAGGAGAAATACTATCAAGACGAGTAGCATTAGTAAGCAAACAATCGTGATTGCCTGCGATGATAATCGTTGGTCTAAGTTCTGATAGTTTATGAAAAAACTCACTTGTAATCTGAACTGCTTCTGGGCTCAAATCAACTTTGCTATGAAGTGTGTCGCCAGTATTGATAATAACCGTGTTTTCTGGCGTCTTTGATATTTCAGCATACAGCTTCTCAAACGCTTCTCTATATTCTTCGTGGCGTTTTGTAAGACGAATATGTATGTCGGATATATGAACAACATAATCAATCTTACTTAGTCCTATATCCAACTTTTCAAATGTATCTACCATAATATTATTTTCCTAATCTTAAACAGGTTAGTGCCCCAAAGTCAAGCACATCCGTTTGTTTAATCTGGTTTATAGTTTTTTCAAATCCAAGCACGTTGGGATCTTTGCCTTCTAAACGCACAAGCTTGGCAGTTTTTCCAAGAGATTGTATAAACTTCGCAATCTTGATGGCACTATTCAACGCATCATCGTCCAACACAATATTGACTTCAGGACATTTGCTGGAAGTTATTGCTGCCTGAAGTTTTTTGCTCATTGTTTTACCAAACAGCGGTATGGCATTACGTTTGAGCGATATAGCATCGAGTGCACCTTCGCACAGATATATTGGATAATCAAAGTCTATCATATTCTCAAACCCAATGATATTCTTGCTAAATTCACTATTCTTATATTTGTAGCCGTCATCATAATAACTGCGGCAACTATAAAAGTTCAGATTGTTATCTTTGTCGTATGATGGAAATACAAGACGATTGGCAAATGGACCCTTTGCGCAATATCCAATGTTGTATTTTACAATATCACACAACGATAGTTTGCGTTTCTTGGCATAGTTGAACGCGACTTTATATTCTCTGCTGCCGTCATTTTCTGCCAAACTCTTGAAGTCAGGCATAAGAGAAAGTGATTCCGTTTTTTCAACTTCAACTTCACCAACTTTGAGTGATAAAATCTTGCTGTCAAACTCTGATAAATTTGATTTGTGCCCGGTATATCGGTCATTATCCCGCACTTTGTCCAATATATCGGACGTTACGTTCATTCGCTTAAACAGCCAATATAATCCACGACCCTTGGCGTGACATACCCAGCAATTCCATTTTTGGGGATCATCCAGACACACTTCCATCTTTGTCTTATGATGGTGGCAGAAAGGACAATGATATACTATATTGTTGCCTTTACGCAGCCTGCCAGTTTCCTTGAATGCTCTGTTCAGCAAACTGGTAAGTTCTGTTATTTTTAATGATGACATTTACCATACCACTATACAGATAATGGTAAAGTAGTCAACTAATAAAAAACCCGCCGTATTTGGCGGGTTTTTGTAATTTATTATTTATCTAATTTTCGTCCCCCTCAATCGCTTTCTAGTTTCTCAATTCCCCGAATAATTGCATCCGTGATGTCTGTTGTTTTTTCAGCTTTTGTGACATCTTCTTTAACAGCATTAAACTGCTCTCCCCATATTCTAACACTGATAGTAGCCTTCCGCGAGCCTCTATCCAAAGTTAATGTAACTTTGTATAATTGTTCTACTCCACTTTTTTTTAATTTTTCAAAAGTTAATAATTGAGTTGACCCCCCGTCGAATGCTGGTCCGCTTATCGCCGTTACTGGATAAAAGCTGTAACTAGTATTCGGCATATTATATATTTTTGATTTTCTCAATTCTTTCAGAATTTTACTACCAAGTTCGTCCATAAATTTGTCTTGTTCGCCAAGTTTTGACAATGAATCCAAGTATTGGTTGTAAATTGTCGAAGCATTGCTTCCTCCAACTTCTTCAATTACTTCTCTAATCAATTGTTTTAGTTCGCTTCTTTTCATAATGATATATCTCTAAAAGGTTATCTTAATAAATATAATGCTAAAACGGTAATCAACCAGCCAAACTTAATACTATGGCGTCTCGCACATCTTCCATCCTTTTATCAGGATTTCCTTTTTTATTTAAAACAGACCATTTTGATAAATCGTATTGTTTCTCCAATTCGGCTTTTACAAAATCTTTAGCCTTGACGCCTTTAGCGCGCGCCGCACCAAGTGCTTTTTTACGAGCAGTTTGTGCGTGAATACTATCTACACATACACCATAATGATTTTCAAGTATATAACCTACTACAGCCTTGTTCTTGACCAGTTTAATAATGACTTGCTGTGAAGTACCCCCACCAGCAAACCCAAACAAGCTTTCTTCAATCATTATTTTATCAAAACTGTGACCAACCAGAGTTTTTATAATAAGGTCTGCTTTATCTTTATACTTCTCGGCGTTTGATATATCAATATAGCCGCAAGATAGTATTTCTTTATTTTCTGTAATAGCCCATCCACAAGTTGTTGTGGATAAGTCAAGACCCAACACTTTCATATAACCATTTATAATAAATCAACCGTGATATGTAGAATTGCTGTGTCGCAGCGTGTTTCTGGCATAATTCAATGCAGAATTGCTGAATCCACCATTTCTGGTAATAAACGGTATGAACGAGCTTGGTTGAAATGTACGAGTATATTGATTGTCAATATAATTATTTGTGGATTGATATACTGGACCGCCTGCCTTATAACTTTCTCCCCATCCTCTGTCCCCAATGCCGTTTCTTGGTGCAATCAAATGCGACCGAATATTGCCATACACAGATGCTCCAAGACGAGGATCGGTATGTATAGTTCTATATAATGTTTCTAATCTTTCAGGACCAGATGGTTTTGCGATTGGGTCGAGTGCTGACATATGTATTTTCTCCTATTATTTATTATAAATATAATGTTACGTATCAAAACGAACAACAATATTAAGCGGCCAATCAATTAAGTTTTTTACAGGTCTTCCCAATTTACCAACAGCTACAAGTTCGTTTCCGTCATACAAGCCAATAGTTGTTATAAACGGAGCCAAATATGAACCTGTAGGGTCGTATGATGAACTATATTGATACTCTAAGAAATATGGACTTACTTTTGCATTATCGCTACGACAATATGTGTTCAGATATTCTTTGATTTCTTTTACATATCTACGTGTAGAGTCTTCGTTAATCAACAAGTTTAATCTGTCTGGAGTAAGACGCTGTAGATAATACAATGAAAGTATGTTTCCATCATTTAAGTTTATTTTTCCGTCACCATCAATATCAAGTAACCCCGTGTTTACCAAATTATTTTCTATATAATCAAACGCAGTTTTGGTGAATGCATTAAATGATGAGCTTGCTAAATATGCCGCCTCATCACTTTCCAATAACAACACATCCTCGGATTCAAGTTGTAGTATGTCATTATTCCACCAACTATAATCTTTAAGACTATCTTGTTCTAAAATAATTCCATTATCGTCAAACACGAATTCTTCAAAGAATTTTCTCTTTTGCAAATAACGCATTATCAAATCAACGTCATTAAAATCAAAAACGCCATCTTGATTTACGTCAAACAACAATGAGCTTTGCACAAGTGCAGTAGGATTAATACTATAATTAAATTCTCCCGGTCTAATAGAAATTAGATGTTCGTGCTCGTATATTGCATGAGAACCTTGATAATTTAAATCAAATCCACGAGAACCTGTACCAGTGAATATATTGTAATAATTGGACGATGTATTTGTTAATACAAAATATCCATTCTTATAAAATACATTTCCGATTAATGGGCTGGTCTGGTAATTGCTAAGATTATAAACATAAACTGAACCGGAACAATTTGATGGAAACCCCAGTAAGTTATTTGGGTCAGAAATAGACTCTGTGGCCGAGGCTGTGGCAAGGTGTACAACAGGTGCACCAACCGTCAAAAAGTCAGAACAAACGCAGACAGAATATCCATAAATATTACTTGGTTTGTATGCTTCTTTGTTTCGCTTTATCATGCCTGTCAGTTTCCAAGCATCCGACGCATCGTCATAATTATATACAGTTACTCTACCCAATACTCCGGACGTATCTTCGGACGAAGTTGAAGCGTATGAATAATTTTGTAATACATATTGTCCATCAACATAATCGACGCTTGTACCGGTTGTGTCGGACCAAGATGTTACCGCAGCAAAATTTCCATCAACAGACACAGATTTTCCAAAATTATTATTTTTTGTATATTGCCTGTCACCAAATGTTTTTAGAGATTTCCAATAACTGGATGTTCCGCACTGCGGCATATATCTATAAAAATAAGCTGCCCCAAGAACAGTTGCTCCACCAGAGTATGAAGAATATGGAATAAATGCCTTATCGCTCAAGCATCCAACAACTATTGTCGGATAACTTACAGAGACCGAAGTTCCAAATCCATCCGTTGTTATTTCTGTAGAAGTAACATCGTTATTGTATAGTGCAAGAGACATATCCAAGTCTCCGTATGTATTATCTCTTCTGAGTATCTTACATTCTCCCCAAGACGCTGTGGGACATTCTCCGTATGAAGCAGAATAGTATGAGCAAGTGAATACTGCGGCATATCCATTTCCACTCTTGTATGTTCCCACAACTAAACTACCAGAATCTAAAGAAACACACCATCCGAATTTATCACCGGAAGCAAGCACGCTTGATGTAACGACCGCTTCATATACCCAAGTATAACTACCAGACAATGCGCCAGAAGCAATAGTTCTTTCATTATATATCGTATATGATCCAGATTCTGTTATAAGTTCTCCACAAAAATCATCCTGTGGGGCAACAGTTTGCCAGAATGAACTGGTTTGTATGTTGTCACACCCATTACTAAAATATCTCTTTCTTCTGAAAATATAAACTGCACCAGATCCACTTACATTTGGTGCACCGACCGCCAACGTGTCGTCATCCAACGCAACAGAATGTCCAAAATAATCATTGTCCGTTGCTCCCTGTAATATATTGACGAGTCCCCAGTTATCTATGCCGCCCTTGTCTCTATTGTATACAAATACATAGCCAGGAAATGAACCAGACAAACATATAGATCCGGAAGATGAGCCAATCGCGAGAAAATTATCTCTCACCGAGACGGATTGACCAAACGTGTCTGTGAAATACGAAGAACTTGCCTGAAACTCTGGTATTGAATATGGGAATGTATCATCAACGTCAAAATCAGTGAAAAATCCAGAATCCGTAAATGGACAATTAAATTTTTTAACTAGTCTGTGAACTCCGGTATTGTCGTCGTATTTAAATATCGCTGCATATCCCAACGAAGGTCTATACAAGCTATACTTGTCTATTGAAGACCCAACAGCAACATACTTGTACCACGAACTGACCGATTCACCGAAGTGCTCATTGTCCGATTGAAAATTATCTACAACAGAACTGCTATCAAATAAAATGGAAGATGTTCCAACATAAGAAACATTCATTCCTATACTGGCATACTCTTTTGCGGAGACTACATCTATTTTATGGACTATGCCATTGCCCAGGTTCAAATAAAATTCTCCACTTGAAGTATCCCAATATGGTCTTGGATATATGTTTTTTACCCCACCCAAAGTTGTATATGTAGAAAAGTGAGAACCGCTGACATACAAATTAGTGTACCCGTCATCTAATATTCTATATTCTTCATGTGGATTTGAGTTGTCGGTAATTACCACGGAGCTTGGTCTTACTTTGTCACCAAATGCGTTATGATTTAGTGCCAACGAAACAACTCTATCATTTATGCTTCTAACTTCTCTTTTTCCAGTTACTTTATCGGTTGTATAACTTTCTACGCCAAACAACTCAGTGAAGTTGTTCTTGTTTCTATAAAACATAGCGTCAGTGAGACTATATATGTTTCTTGCGTATTTCCCAGAAGGATTGATTGGCTCTAACGAGGCAGAATAATATGGACTACCGGATGGATAAAAAATAGATGATATTTTCTTACCTTCGTTTATCTCACAAAACTGATTGTAATATGTGCTATATCCATATGCATCAACAGAAGACGAATCAACACTTTGAACTGTCCAGTTCTTGAACGTATTGAATGGCCTTATTGTGATATCCCCTGCGGAGAACTGTTTTATCATATATAGATAAATATTTATAACCCGCAGTATTTGACCACATTCATGTGGTACTTTCTATATCAAATGTCGATTTTAATTTTTATCAACGCTTCGTTGGTAAAGTCTTTTAGCAACGGCTGACTCAACTTAGCTACGGCAACAAGATCATTTGTTTCGTTATACAGTCCTACAGTGGTAATATACACTTTTGGATCTGTGTAGAAATCGCTGAATCTTAGTTTGCCATAATCTGCGCTAGTAGAATCAGATATAATAAATGTAGGATTATTGCTGTAGTTATATTCCTGATTCTTTACGCGAACAAAGTAATGGCGGGCAGGCACATACTCTGTTACTCTCGCTTTCATTGACGAAATAGTCGCGCCATTTTTGATAGAAGCAAAAAGTACATTTTGCATTCGTGCAAATCCGCCGCTCCATCCATTTACTGGATCATATAAGGAATAGCCGTCTACATCGCCTATCAAATCTCTTAACACGGTTGGATTTAGTATTACCATTCCAAGATCCGGGTACATAGATCCGATTGCTTCATAATTTCTCGTTTGTGCTGCACCATTGGCAATCGTACCCTGTATTAAATTGTAACGCTTCCCTCCAGTTTGTGTAGTAGTCGAAGGGTTGTCCTTGGAGTCGTCAATGATCGTAACTGTTCCAAGAGATCCACTTAGTGTAATTTCAAATTGGCCCGGATCTAATCTATCTTTGTATTTTGTACTTCTAAATGCGATAGCATAAATTGCATCGGAATCAACCGACGTTTGGTTACCGAGTGCGTCAGACTGAATAAATGAGAATTTAGTATCACCAGGTGCCAATAGTAAATTTCTATATTGATTGTATATTGCCTTCGTTGGATAAATCAGACTCCCCTGCGACGTATTGGTATCAAACGTTGAAGAACCAGATCCGGCGTAGTGTCCGTATGTCAAAGAAAAATAGATATCTGCACTGGCTGAGGTTATAGGATAATCATAAACGTTGGTATAGTATAGCCCGTTCAATGGCTCAAACGCCGATGATGACGCGACGGTCTGTGCACTGCTTGTATAAAATTGAGACCATGCAGTTTCTCCATCACTCCATACTCCAGTTGATACTGGCTGGGATCTTCCTGCTACTATATCGGTTGCGTCAAATTGCTTAAAAATCATATGCGTAAATTATTAATCTCTAACATTCACCGTCACCGGTATGGATATAGATCCTCCACTTTCATTTCCAATTACGGTTAATGTTGTGTTGGTAGTTGTGGTCAGCGAAGAGTTTGGAACGAACCTGAATCTAATACCGAGTGCGACCTGCGCGGTTGTTGAAGAAACGTCTCCTATGAATGTTGGAATGGTTGCGGTTGTAGCTATTTGCAATTGCTCGCCAATTATTGTACCAACATCTTTATTAGATAAAATTGCCGTGTATCCAAGAGTAGTATTATAAACTGGGTTAGTGCTTGGAACGATAACAATTTCTCCCTTATAGTCTTTATCTACATATATTGCACTCTGTCCAAGACTAATGACTGGTATAGATGTTTGTCCAGAAGGTAATGTGACGAGTTTATATTTCAATACTTGCGTTTCATCGGTAAACGCTTCAAACACTGGGGTATTTCGTATAGCCAAGTCATAGTATGCGGAACCTTGTGGATGATTGGGTTGATACAGGCTATAATCAATTTCATCGTCCGCCAGAGCATAAGAGTTAATATTCAGGCCACCTTGAGCCGCAAGTAGTTCTCTACCCTTTTTAGTAAGAACTGCATCTACAGTGATAGTTTCGTTATTGATGTACGCCATATAGGTTTCTTTCTAAATAAATATATATGTTAAATCCTTTTTTTACTTATTTTATACTGTTTTTGATATTACCGGTTCGCTATTGTCTAATAGACCAGTTTTAGGATCTACGGTAGTTTTTTTATTTTGGCTATGCTTTTTCCACTTGAAGCTGGTTTGAACTTTAGTTATAGGATTAGTTTGATAACTATTTATTTCCATGTTTGAAAACTGCTGCTTGGTGTATTTGTAGTGATTATCTCTATAGCCGGATAGTAATGTGGCATTTGATGGATAATACTGCATGGAATATATCTTTCTATAGGACAACCCTTGTGCCAACGGACCAAATAGATCTTTTGATGTATTTTCTACGAATCGCGTAAAAATAGAAGCGGTGGGAGCCTCGGCTACAAAATATAGATTGTATACTGTTTTATCTGATACATCATTTCCTGTGTTTTCTCCGTATATATTACCTTCAAAAGTTTGGACGCCGTTATCAATATCAAAAAACCCAGAGTATATTACATTTTTTCCGGTATATAACATACTACCAGAAATTATTAATCCTGGATTAAATACATTACCATTTACAAAAATTGAAGAAGATGGATTCTGTAAAGTATCCAACCCAGACACTGATCCGGACATTATACCAAAAATATCGTGTGGATTCAATGTTGTGTAATCGTGCCAACCTCTCAATCCAGCATCAAAGTACAAACTACCACTAAAATACGTTGGATTTGGAAGACTGGTATTAAATGAAGCGGTCATTGGATATCTATCCAGCGTTGGCAATTTAACAAGATTTACCTTATAGTAATATTTTTCTATTGTTTCCGTTTTTCCTTCAAAGTCATTCAAAATTTCAGATTCAGTTAATTCGCCGTATGGCTTTACATATTTTTGATATACTTGATACTTCTTACTATATTTTATTGTATCTACTCGATAGAATTCATTATCAAAAAATGTTATACCATCTTCCGCGAATAATCTAAAACCATAAACATCATCTACAATTGGGAAAAATACCTGATTTACGTCGGAATATATAGAAGACCCTCTATATTTTACATCCAAACTTGCGCTCTTGTTGGCATCTTTTATTGCTGTGATTCTATTTACTCCATCAGCGACGCCAGTTTTTTGACCAACATCTTGTTTTACCAAAGGTTTTTGCTCAAGTTTTGGTCTTTCTAATATCGTGGGCTCAATCAGTATACCATCTACAAGTTTGGCTCTCGCGGGAATAAGTCCGCGTATGTACTTGAACATCGCCTTATCAAAGTAAAAGCGAACGATGTTCATAAAGAAACTAAAATCTATGTTTCCAAATCCCTGATCGTAATATATCTGCTTGAACTTTTCAAATTTGTCATACGAGCGTTTATATACATCGGCTGGATCTCCAATCAAATCTCCTAGAGGAAATTCCCCGAAGAATTTTATGATTTCAGTATTTTGTGTTTCGGATAGAGAGAAGAAAATTCCAAGTTTGTTGGAATCGACGTTAGACAATTCGCTTGCTTTGTACGATGCTCTAGTTTCTGGAGACAAATTCGTGGCAAGTTCTTGCTCTATATAATTGATTTTGTTACTTCTGAACTTGTTTGACCCATAATCCGGCAAGTTCATTGTTATTCTTACGTCTTTGCGAGAAAATTGATATGGAAATAATGGACCTTCTGCTGGATCGCAATAAGTATTTTGCACAAGTGGTCCAGAAACCTGTGGGAAATTTATGGCAGTAAATGTTGGAAAATCATTTCTAAATGAAAGATTGTTCAGTGTTATTCCGTATGGAACTGGGTCATATAAGTCCACCGGTCTTTCAAATGATATTCTATACAAATTTTCTGAAACCATTTGTTGTGGAGTTTCAAGATCATACGCATTTATATTTAGAGTATGCGCAGTAAATCTTTCCGTGGATAACGGAGATTCCCATATTCTTATATCGTCAATATTTCCGAAGAATGCCTCTGGGTCGATACTTAAAGATGCCGTATTTTGGTTATAGTTTCCGATATACAAATAAGATCCAGATTCGAATGAATCATTATAACTTCCGCTAAAGAATGCACTAGCAGAAACGTGAAATGTTATACGATCATCTTCGGATTTTTGAAGTAGCAAGTCGTATCTGGTTGGATATTCATTCAATGAAGCGGTCGCACCAAATAAAGATTCAATATCATTTCTTCTGAGTAGTGCTTTATATGAATTTCCATCAAATATTGGTGCTCTGGAAGTAAGTATAGACTTTACTGCTCCTGCCCCGTCATCAATACTAAAGAACAACGTTCCCCAATCTTTTCCTTTTTCACGAACTGCCCCCATAACCCATACATCGGAACAATTTAATAATCTAAATACTTTGCCATCTTCGTGCGTCTTCTTTGTATCAAACCTAAAACTAAACTCTATCGACTGTGCACTTCCTGTCCAGTCCAACTTAAAATATTCTCCGCTTCCACTAAAATATGGTTCGTACTTTACTTCTTCCACGATATACAGCGACTTGTCGGTTAAATCACTGACGTTTTGTATGCCACCATATTCTTTTATCTTGATTATATTTTTTGGTACTCCAAAGCACGAAATTAACGCATTCAGAGACGCTTCAGTTCCTTTTGTCTTGTAGATATATGGCAATGTATTGAGTATACGTTTCCATATTATCTGATTTCTTTGCTCTTCCGAAAACTCTCGTGCTTTTGAGTATAGCGGAGATTCTGGATCAAAATCCGATCTAGAAAATGCAGACAATATCAGCGGAAGATTGTCTTTTGATATCTCTACGTTCCACCCCAACGACTCCAGCATATCTCCCACAATGTCGGTCGATATTCCGACATTTGGCGAGCTTGATATATTATTTTTTTCCGTATATTGTTTTGCTGCCAACGAAATATTATCAAAGAAATGTCCGACCATTCCAACAAATTTGATATAGTCTGCGTTGTTGTCGGAATCTTCTACCAAGAATTGAGGAAGGTTGTTAATTAATGCTCCACCATTTTCTTTGTCATATAAAGACGCAGAAGTATATCCATCCATTTCTCTGGTATGTTCATCATACCACATTGGATTATCATACAAGAATTTTTCATAACCATCCATCCCCGCTTCTATTTCATCTATTTCATTACTTGCATCGATTTTTTGTTTTAGATAAAACGTATCATCTGGGTTTATTGTAAGTTTTTCGTCTAACTCTCTTAGTTCTTCAGTAAGTTCTTCTATTCTGTTTCTTTTACTTTCGAACGCTTGTAGTCGTAAATCAGCAGAAGAAAAGTTGATGAAGTTTGTAAAGTTTCTATAATCTGTTGTATCGATGAACCGCTGTGCCTTTCCTTCCAGCTTGCTATTCAGTTCATTGTACAAACTTCCAGTTTCTCCGATGAGTTGTTCCATGGACAACGCTTCAGTAGAGTTTCCTTCATTCTCTATTTTGATTAGAAAATTTGGACCGCGCAAAGGTGTGGTATTTATTATCTGCCTTGAATAGTAATAAACATTTTGGACGATTGGTAAAAATGCAAAATCACAAGTAATCCACATATCTGTATTTAGTTCTACATCGTATGGCAACGGTTCGAGTAATTTCAATGCCAATACATCATAAAACCTTGAATCGGTAGATGCGATGGATTTTCTGTTGATTATTGATATAGGCTTTTTACCCGGTATATTTAAATAATATTTAAAATATCCAGACAAGTTTACGTTATACTTTTGCTCCAGCCCAAATATTATTGGATAAAATATATTGTTGTAAAATATAGTTTGTAAAAATTCTACAATCTGTGGATATGTGTCCGGTTTTTTGTTTGTTATCCGATTTAATTCCTGGTCCACAATATACAAGAACAAGCTATAATAGTAATCGCGAATAGCACCAAAAGTGTAACCAGTTTCATAGTTTTGATATAGCCAGTTTTTAAACTGGTCATAAATTCCAAGTACGTCGTTGTTTGCGTATTGTCCATTACTTCTTAAGTTTCCTTTCTTTACTCCGTAATATATGTCATTCAGGAAAGAAATAACATCAACGTCTTTTTTAAAACTGTAGTTTAATTTTAATTCATTCGACCCGCTTGGGTTCTGGGCGGCGGCAGCATTATAAATCTGGTATATTTCCGGTTTGGATAATCCAAATATTAAATCGTCCGCAATTTCATTTACCTGTATTTGTGCGTTGGAAAATATATCATATTCAGTGTTGATAGTGGATTTAGTACCCTTTATAGTTTTGGGTATTATTCCTATCTCTGTTCTGTTCGTAGAAATACCATTTATGATAAGTTTATTTTCGCTCCCATTTTCATTGCCGATGATGTTTCTACCAAGTTCTATATAAAGTTTATAATTTCCATTTTGTACGCCAAGATTATTTAGATTCTTGCTTACATCAAAAAACAATGATTGTGTTTCTGTACCAAGTATTACAAAGTCCGTGTTATACTTTTTGTATGAATATGTTATAAACTGGTTGAATACATCGTAATAAGATGACGTATGAAATGAATATTCTCCGGTGGAATATATCATGGACGACGTAATCAAACTATCGTCTAAGTTATATACTCCAAATTTTATATAATCTTGCTCTTTCTGCCCAAATGGGAAATTTTTGAAAGTTTTTCCATCCGTGTAAAAACTTAAATCTTCTTTGCTTAAAAATGATCCAAAACTCAAAGATGAGGTAGAAGTTACGGTATATTTTACATCTGATAAATTCATAACTCTGTAAATGTTGGGTCAATTCTAGTTTCAACCTTTACTGGCTCATATACGACATTTTTAAGTTCTATGCTTATGGAAGAACTATACAACTGGGAAGTTGTGTTTTGTATTGTGAGGTTTGTGTATTCATCTATGTTTGGTACAATATAACCCGTGCTTAATAAGCTTTCTACATCCGCCTGATTATATCCAATTAGATTTGGGTTGGCTTTCATCTAGAAATCTTGAATGTTGTTGGAATAGTATAGGTCAATATAGACCCACTTTGTTCTGAACGTATTTCAACCGTGTAGTATCGTTCAGACGCAAGTCCGCTTGTATCAAGCATAAAATAATTTCCTGTTGGATCACAACTCAGGCGGGTAAAATCATCATATGGAAGTATTGTTTCTTCGCTTTCTGCATCCTTGATTTGGTAATAACTCGAAGATGGTAGATAGTATGGAGACAGATAATCGGAGAATCTGTTAGTAAATGTTTTTACTGGATATCTTTGTCTTGCGGCGACATCCATACGAACAATGGAACCGAACTTGTATTCTCTTGCCATATTCTTCATATTTACTACAGCGTCACGTAGTTGTATAGCATCCGCACTACCAGTATTGATGGTAGAATCATACCAGCATACATCAAGATATGGAGAATATATTGTATTAGTTTCTTTGCTAAAGAACTTCAATGAGCCATAATCCACAGAACTTGACTCGTCTGCGTGCATCAATATGAAACCTTCGTTTGGTATTGCTCTAGTAAGCCAAGCATTTACTATTGGAGTAACATCCATTCTTACGTCGGATGTTTGATAATCAAAGTATTGATAGCAAGCATATGAACCCGTGGATATTATGCTGGACGAAACTGGCGGAACATAACTGCTTGTAGGACAATCTGGGAATGGGTTGTATTGGCTTATGTTTGGATACTCGGCATATCCAGAACCAGATGCGATAGAGGCACTATCCAACCACCATACACCACCACCACTACAGTCGGTGAGAGACCCGGTATTCCACCATTTTTGTAGTTGGTCGGCACTATAAAACTTCCAGTTTGCTCCATCGGACGTTGATGCTCCATCATACTTGTATCCAGTTCCCATTGCCCAAGATTGTGAAACAGGATATGCGGCAAGCGAATAACGAACTGGTACTTCTTGCGACTCACAAATCTTCAAGTTCAAGAAAAACTTGGGGCTGGTAATTGTTCCCGCCGCTATAGATTGCGATATTGTGGATAAGTCAAAATGTAAAAGTGCTCGCGATAAAACAGCACCCATAGTAGTTGGTCCAGATACATCTTTATATGAACTTGATACTACTCTTGGATCCGTAGAACCAGAATCAAAAGACGCCGACTTTAGTCCATTCAATAGTTCTATACTTGAACTGGTATAAGAAAACAATACAGGAAATGTACTTGTGCTTGAACAACTATAGCCAGAAACTCGTTTTTCAACTTCTAATAGTTCGTCCAACCCCATATTTTTGTACATATAGGTTGGATAGTTGGTTATAAACGTGTCTTTTGTTGGATATAAAAAGTAGTGCATTTATATATTTCTTTACTTTATAAATATAAACACCCAACAGATATT